CTCCCTGCCCACCAATTCTATCTGGTATACTAGACATTACCTTGTTACTCCCGGTCTTACTAGAGCCATTCCCTCAAATGCCTTATATTTAGTTCCACCAGAATTTAATCCACCAATTTCAATAAGAACATCAAAAACATATCTACCTGGTTTTAAACTTGAAGTCTGCTCATCAGTTAATGATATTCTAATGATTCCAACTTCAGAGTCTAAAATAGTTGATTCAAAAGATGTATATGATGAACTAGAATAAGTTTTCCTCAATTGTGCAGTAACTCCATATCCAGTAATATTCAAACTTGAATTTGTTCTAGAATCCCCTAAGGCAAAGTTACTAGAAAAATCAAATCCCTGCTCTATTATAATGTTAGATGCATAAACTGACATTATTTAATAGTGAATTACCTTAAGATATTTATATTCTAAAGATTCATTAGATTTACAACAGTTTCTTGTTGCTTTAAATATAACTTAAAATAGAGTTTTGCGAAAATTCTCAATTCATCTTCAGTTAAGTTATCAATAACTCTAGAGTGTTTTTCATATTCAAATAATTTATCGATTGATTCCAATTCTATTTCACTTGGGTCCATTTACAATCTCCTTTAGTAAAGACTTAATTTCTTCAATATCCTTTTTCATTTCATCTAACTCTCTTCTTTGAGACTTTCTATTGTTTAAACTGTTCACATATTGATTATAAGATATATTATCACAATTAACAATAGCACCAGACTCTTCATCTCTGTATAAATTTGGGTGTCCTTTAACTGGTATCATCATCTGATTGCAATGCTCCTTAAATCTTTAAATATTGGTGGGTATGCTTGATTTGTAGACGACATTACAATCTTTATGGTATATCCAGTAAATTCTCCAAGATTATTAGCAGAGAATTCATACTCTAAGAATTCATTCTCTCTACTTGAGCGAACAAATACATCAGGTAATCCACTATTGTTTGCCGGATCTACAACATCGAGATAACCATCATTATTATTATCCACAGTTAAATTATTATATCCTGGGAATAATTCGAAAGATTGTAATATTTCACTAGAATCGGGTCTAATCAAACTGTATAATACTCTAAAGTCTGCAGAAGAATGTCTATAAGCAGATAATATTACTTTCAAAGAAGTTGCCGACTGTGAAAGTCTGACTAGGTTTGATACATAAATTGCAGTATGTGGATCTTCAAGTAAAGAATTTACTCTATTGTCAGTAGAATAATTAGATATTGGAGAATTAATTCTATTACTGTGGAAATCAGTAAAACAGTTATCTAAGAATATTTGTGGTGAAACATATTTCTTCGTTGTTTGTAAAGTAACTGCTGTTGTAAAAGATTTATTCCTTGGTAGTGCAGTCAAATATTCGTCTTCATTTACTTTGGAGCAAACAATTCTAATTGAGGAAAGTTGATTGGCAGAATTCAACTGTATATCTTCATAACCTAAATCATTAAATGAAATCTCATCTCCAGAAACACTTGTACCACTTACACTTCTAATTTTTGCTGAAACTGAAGTTGCATCAGTTGGTGATATAATTCTATAGAATGGAATAATAGAATCATATTGAATGTTTTCTGTAGCAAATACACTACTTCCTCCTGAATTTAATTCAGTCTCAAATGAAAGTTGTGGATATCCAGTAGGAGTGTTGTCACTACTTCTATCTACACCATTGGATGTTTTATCAATTTCAATATGGTAACTATCAATATCTAATCCAATGTCACTAATATCATGAGTTTTGTTAATTCTTCTCAATGAAACTCCATTAAATTCATACTTATAAATTTGAGTATTAACATCATGAGGAACAGCAAGTGTTGAAGAATGACCTCGTGTTATTGTTTCTAGTGTTCCAGATCCAACACTTTCATACCTAATAATTTCATTTTCTACAATTGCATACCCAGGATTTGTATTATTGACTTGTTTTCCTTCAAAAGTAACAAAGTTAGTAGTGCTTGCAACTGAAATTGAAGTTGAAGATGCAGTTACAGATTGAGATAATGTAGTTGGTGGGACATTTGAAAATACTCCAGAAATAGCAACTTTGTTATTTTCTGCATACATTCCATGATTGAAATGGTTTACCTTAATAAAGTTTCCACTATACAAAGAACCGATAGGAGTAGATCTTGTGATATAAGTCGATCCCATTGTAACTGAATTATTTGAGTTATCATAATAAACTAAGTTTGCAGTTCCATTAGTAGTAAATGATTCACCCTGCACATTTCTGAGATATAAAGTATCAACTCCATTATTGTTTCCTGTAATTGTTATCCTTGCGTCTCTACCACTGTTACTAGACACTGAAGAAGTTACAATACCAACAACATCACCGACTGCATAACCTGTTCCTGGATTTACAACAGTTGCAGTTGTGATACTACCAGCAGATGCTGTAATATTCAAAGTAAGACCAGATCCATTACCAATAACATTAAATGTTGATACATTACTATCAGTTACATAGTTAGATCCGCTGGTAGTTACCCCAACAGAGGATACTGAGCATCCAGTGCCTACAATATAACCATAATTATAAGTCTTTACGCTTTCACTTACTTTTCTACCTGTTGTTAAAATTCCAATCGCATTTGTATCTGTAGTTGTTGTAATACCAACACTCAACAATCTAGGAAGCGCAGTTAATGGGTTATTTTGTAAGTTTTTAATATATCCATTACTTTCATTAAGTGTTGGATTATAGAAATATACAGTCGATGGAGTATTGGTTACAAATTTTGCACGATATAAAGTAAACTTCATATCTTGATATTGATTTGCAGTCCATATAGATCCATTTTGAGATTTAAACAGACTTCCTAATGCAAATTGCTGACTGTATATAACTGAATTTGCATCTGGAAGATTTGCAGATTGAATTGTCTTTTTGCCCATTTCAGCAATAAAGACTTCATACTCTACGCTTTCTGGTGCAAGAAGAACAATTGCATATTCTAATCCTGGAGCAAGATAAATTGGATAATCAAATGTTACTTTTGTTACTGCAGTTGCGTCATCTGATATATTAATTTGTTCTGGTCTAAGTGTAACTGAATTTCCAATCACTACTCGTGTTGGAGTACCAAGTTCTACAGTTCTTACTTGAACAGTTACTGGGTTGTTTGAAGTATCTTTTTTGTAGAAGAATAAATCAACATCAGTTAAATAAATTCCATCTTCATCATCATTTTGAGTACCGCTTCCACCAACACTAAATGATTGTGCTAAAGGATCATAAAACTCAGTTGTAGTTACATTTCTAGTTGTAGTGAGTGTTAAAGTTGTGGTAGTCGTTCTTGTAGTAGTTGCTGTTGTAGTATTTGTAATCGTTCTTTCATACAATTCTAAAGTACCTTCAGATGTATAGTTAACCTCTCCAGAAGAAATAGTGGTGCTACCAGCAACTGCACTTTGATTAGTAGCACTTGAAGTAACTTTATAAGTTTTAGTACCAGTGTTTATTCTTACATCTGGTGCTGGAGATGTATTTGGATCTCTAATGAAGAATGAACCAATCAAATCTCCAAAATTATCAGATACCAATCTTAGATCTTTTACATATGCAATAGTTCCACTTGTTTGACCGACCAATTTTGCACCTTTAACCAAATATCCAGAATATAATCCTTGCGCTTCCTCAGAAAGAGAATAAGTATCCACATTTAATACTTCTGAAGATGTACTGTAAGCATCGGGTATAGACTCTGATTTGATATATGGATTTACATTAAATTTTGTTGTTGGATTTCTATAATTTCCAAACTTATGATTTGGAGATGCAACACGGAAAGAAATAATTTTGTTATTTTGAGAGTCATATCCAATAACAGTTTCGCCGATGGTAAATGCTGAAGATGCACCATATGTTTGTAATGATTTACTATTTGCAATCTCAATAAGTTTAGGAATAAAATCTACAGAACCATTTCCATCTAAAAACTGATAGTATCTTGTATATGGTTTCAAATTAGAGATAGAAAACTGTGTGTTCCTAGATCTCATATACTCTTCTGGACGAGACTCTACTAATAAATTAGAACTCGATGTAGTAGTAGTTCTATTTACATCTTCAGAAATCCTATCAGAACTAGAAAGTGCTGTGGTAACATTGGTAGTTGATTCAATTTGCCCTCTTCTGCTACCATCTGCAACTCGAAGAGTATTATTGATAGTTATATTTCTATTTTGAGTCTCTACAGCACTTCTCTCAATTAAAACATAATTGGTTACTGAAATTACTTTATCGGGTAATTGTATTGTTCTAACCCAACTATCACTTTCTGGGAATAGTTTTATTGATCCATTATAAGTTACTACATGGAATGGGTTAATATTTTCTACCTGAGTTGCTAGTGGTTGTGATATCCATTTTTCAGAATCATATTTGAGTGAAACTGTAGGTCCTGTTTTTTGTGTATTGGAATCTGGTAACTCATAGTTTACTGATAAATCTACATCCTCGTCAGTTATACTATTTACGGGAGCAAGATAATTTTTAAGGCTGTTTCTGGAAATTACAGGTCTCATTTCTTGAGACTCTGAATTAACTTCAATCGAAGAAAAAAGACTATCTATTCTCGAAGTATCTTTAAAATCATCTACAAAAAATCCTGTTTTAAATCTATTAAATCCTTGAGAATCTTGAATTTGAAGTGTTTGTGTACTTAATTCTAAAAGTGAAAGTGAAGTAACTCTTTCAAGATTTTTAACTCTGTTTTCAATGAGACCAATATCTCTCATAGTATATCTTCTATTATCTACAAGAGATAATGTTGCATTTTTAACATTATATAAGTATGGTGGAAGAAAAACCGTAGCCAACTCCATTAAGTCATCTATTTTTAATGGAGATTTTGGATCTGGTGAAGATAACCCCTCCAAATAAATGAAATCGCCATTCTTGTTTAGATAAATTTTATCAACTCTACCCAAATAATAATCATAACCAATGATAGTGTTTTCATTTGGTGTTAAATTAAGTTTAATTGAAGAACTAAAGTCTCTGTTAGAAAAATCAAATGGTGAAGAAGTATTTGCAGTAAATACTGATACTTTTGGTCTAAAATCAAGTGTATCTGTTACTCTTACATTTTTATTTCCAATTAATGGAATAAAAGATTCAAACTGTTCTTTATTATAACTTGCTACTGTAAATACATCTCCACTATCTGTTGATGGTACACTATAATAATCAAATACAACTAAAAGTCTCTTTGAAGGTTCTGTTTCACCACTATTTCTAATAAGTTTAGAATAATCATAATACTGCTCTTTTTGACCATTATCTAAAATAAATTTATTGGTAATATCATTATAGTTTCCTGGAGTTAGAAAATCTATGGGTCCAGTAATATTTGATTCTTTAAATGTTACAACTTCATTAGTGTTGAATCTATTTGAATTTAAATAAACAATGCCTACACTATTTGTTGATCGTGTTACGACTCTAGCAATAGACCCACTTTCTGATCCTAAAATATTTTCACCAACAATTGCATTTCCGCCAATATTTAATATTGTACTAAATGATACCGTATCTAAAGATGGGATTGATGCATCTAAAGATTCATAAACTGCTAATACTCTTGATACATCAGGATAATTTAAGGAAATTTCTTCATCTTGAACTCTTAATCCATAATATTGATTATAATTTAATCCATCATTAATAGAAGTACTAATACCACTTCCAGATTCTGGGTATTTTGAATAAATTACATTTAAGACATTACTTCGATTAAATTGCTTTTGCTTACTTTGTACGCCATTTTTAACAAAAGTTGCATTAATCGATGATGTTGTTTTTCCAGAAGTAAGGTTTGATAAAGTTACTTGGTTATTTGTTAAAGAAAACTGGTCTGATGTCAAAGATTGTGTTGTGCCATCAGTATAGTGTATAGAATAACGCTCCTCATCAAATGATGCAAATAATGCAGTTGTCAAACCAGAGGGTAATGAAAAGTCTGATACTGAAAGAACTATTGGACTACTTGAAGATTTAGCACTTGTAGATTGTGCGCTAAAAGTAAGAATAGAATCATTTAAATTTACTTGAGATATATTTGAATTAGGTAACTCGGTATACAAATAACCTTTTTCAGAATTTCTAATTTTGGGTATTCCAATACTAAATGATAGATTTGTTGCAACTCCTACAGCACCATCACAAACGCCAGTAACTGTGGTGATTCCTGAAACAGTTATTGAATTGCCGGTGGCACTTATACTAGAAACTCTATTAAAAGTCTCATCTGCTCTGTTAGGGGATTGATATCTTATTATAGATCCAACCTTAATCGTATTAAAGAATTTTCCTGGGGAAGTTACTACTCCCCCTGCAGAGATATTGATAGTATCTGCCGCATTGAATCCAATTGGAAGTTGTCTGTCTAGTACAGAGTCTCCAAGGAATGATGTAGTGAATCCAGATCCCCCAGGACCTGATATTGGTTGATAAACTTGTTTAATGTCTTCAGTACCATATACAGTAATCTGAGATATAGATCTAGGATAAATTTCTACCCCATTAATAATTATCTGTTCACCTCTAATAAAAGTTCCAGATGTTTGTCTTAGTTTGATTGTTGTAGTACCATTTCCAGCAGACTCTGCATATCCACTTGCTCCACTACTTTTACCTTTAATATATGATGAAGCAGGTAAATTCTCTGCAGATAAAGATTGGTTTAAAACTAAGGTTGTATAAGTTTGTATATCATAAAGATATAAATCCCAACTAGTAGATGCTCCAGAATAAGCAGCATCAGTTAACCTGAAATTGTAGACTCTAGCATCTCCAATTTTAGTAGTAGAAGATGGATTTCCAGAATTACTTTTTCTTACGGAGTGGAGTTCTATACTCCCATTTTGTTTTGGAGAACCCGATATATTGTTTACTCTTATCAAGTTACCCATCTCAAAGGGAATATTTACATTTTCTACATTTTGTGTTTTTCTTGGTTTACTAACATCCAAGATAGTAGTCGTATTTTTTTCAATATCGTAACCTTTTACATATGCCTTTCCTGGTGATAATTTAACACACATTAAATCATCGGAAGGAGTATTTCCAGACTCTGTTTTTTGATTATCAAAAAATAATCCATCATTTCCAAGTCTGTCATTCAAGGAGTTATGTAAGGAAATTTTAAATGGAGTTACAGAGTAATTTCCAGATTCGTCAAAAGTTCTTTGTGCTAAGTAATCTCTAATGAGAGAATATTGAGTTGTAGTGTTAACCTTTTTAATTTGACCGTTTTCAATTCTAAGAATTTCAATAAAATCAGTATCAGTCTCTACACTGCCAACGGTTTTTTTAGTTAATGTCAGTTCTATCTTAAATCTATCTGCACCTGGTGCCGCATAGTTAGTAAATCCTTTAGCATTATCGTATAAAGAAGAATCTTCCTTAGCAGATATGATTTCTTCGGATACTTTAAGACCTACTCTATATGATGGAGTATTTGTATAATAATCTAGGATAATAGTTTGCTTAGATACTTTAGCAAAAGTACCTCTTACAAAATAAATTCCATCATCAATAGAAACAGCAGATCCTGTAGAAGTTGCATCTGTTGGGATTAATGATGCAAAAGGAGTTCCTGATGTAATCGTAGTATTTCCATAAACAATACTTTCATTAGATATTAAAGGTTCATTATCTTGGAAAGGATTGATGTTAAAATCATTATCAGAATCAATATACTTTACATATAAAGTAACATAGTCTAAATTATTTGTTGAATTTGGTATTTCAACTTTTTGGACATATGCAGTGACGCCAGAAACTTGACCTTCTACTAATTTACCTACATATTTCTCAATGTATGCTGATATGTTGACACCAAAAGAAGATGAATTTAATTTAACTGCGAAAAAACTAGGATCATAAGTAGTATTTCCTGGAATTACTAGAGACCCTTCTTTAAAAATATGACTACCAAACGATTCAATTTGATTTTGTAAAATTGATTGAATATTATTTAATTCTCTTGATTGTACTGGTCTTCCCGGATTAAAAAGAACTTTATAAAAGTTCTTTTCAGCATCAAAGTCATCAAAATATGGACTTACATTTAGGTTTGTCTTTTGTGCCATTTCTTAGAATTCCAGGATAATTTTAATGTCTTCTTTTTGCCTAATGTTTCGGGAAACTAAAGGTCTATTATCAATGTAAATAATATCTCCCGTCTTTTTATTTATCTCAGGATTTGCAAGTCCATTAGTAAATGTAACTCCCAGATTTATAATAGAGTTATTTACTGTTGTAGTAATTCCTGAGAAATATGAGATTTGACCAACAAATCCACTTGATCCCACTACATTTCCCCCACTATTGCTGAAATTAATGTTAGCGTTTCCTTCAGTAGAAACTCCTACGTAGTCTGTTTGGTCGTATGTTAGACCATAATATAGAGATCTATCTCTAAAATATTTTAAAACTTTTGTATCTGAATCATATGATGCAACATATCCAACAGCAATTCCTCCAGATACATTTTGAATAATTTTTTCACCGATTGTTGGTGGTGTATCATTTACTGTGGAAAAATTGATCGCATAAAGACCTGAAAATTGAGAATCACTAAAAACTTCTGTAGATATAAATTTAGTCGGATTCTTTAATATTCCAATTTGACAAAACTTAGTATTAATTGGGAAGTCTCTAGAAGAATCATCAAATCTACTATAAATCATTACTCTATCAGCACCCAATTCTTTATATAAGTCGTATCCATGTCCTCTAGAGGGTGGGATTATTGGAATGAGTCTTGCTGGATTTGGAATATTTCCACCTGGTTGCAATGGTCCTAAATCAACTATTCCATAAGTATATCCTTTGCCACCAGAAGTAACAGTAGTATTAATTATTTCTCCGTTTGAATTAACCTCTACAAAAACTCTACCACCAGTGCCATTACCTAAAATATCTACCTCCCCAGAAGATAGATAATTACTTCCAGGATTATCAATGTAAACCGTTTTTATTTGGTTATCATTTACCTCAGAGTCTCCATTTTCTCTTACAGAAACAATTTGAGAATCTGTAGAAGTACTCCAGTTATTTGGTAATGTAATATACTCTGTAGAGTCAAACTTTACAATATCACTAGGAGAAACAGTGAATAGATACTTCCAAACATATCCATCACCACCAGTTCCTGCAACAGATGGTTCTAAATCAGTGTGTGTTGGCTCATATAAAGATTGATTCCCTGTTGTGTTAATTCCACTCGACCCATTTTCAATACAAATATAAACCTTATAATCACTATTCAATACATAATATTCCGAATCATATAACCTTGCTCTTTTTGCTATCGGACTAAGATTATTGATACTATAATCATGCCTATACATATCATATTTTTTACCCCTTACCCATTCAACTCTCTTTACAACTCTTCTTATATTTGATGATGTAACTTTCTTTCCAAAAAGAAGAGTATCTTCATATTGAGTTAAATAATCTAAATTATCAATTGGATTTGGCACAACACCAGTAGTTACCCCAACACCACCATCCCAATTTGTATTTCTACCAAACCCGGTGTATCGATTTGGATTAGTTAAACCAACCCATACATAGTAAGAGTCTGCAGAATTATCTACAGAGTCTACAAAATTAGTGGCGTTTAAAATTCTAAATTGATCTGTTACAAGTGCAGACATTTATATTGTTGTTTTTTTTATATTTATATGAGGTTAGGTTATAACCTTGTTATATCTTACCAACGATCCTGTGTTTCTCAATCCTGACCCCCTTCTCTGTATTACTGGATATGTTGAAAGTCCAGCATTATATCCTTCACTAGTTATACCTATACTTGATGTATATCCAGTAACAGCGATTGAAATTGGTGACAAAGATCTAGTAAATCCTGATAATCTACCCCAACTCAGTCTTCCTACAGGATAGTTGGCAGTTCCTGTAGTTGCAATTCCCACTACCGAAGTATTGGAGGCAACATTACAAGTCACAATACCAGTTACAGAATCAAATGCGTGAATTTTATAAACATTATTTACATATGATGTACTAATTGCAACAATATCAGAATCTGAAGAATCAATAGAAGTAACCCCGCTTCCAACAGTGGCATTTGAAATGTAAATTGGATAACCAACTTGAAGACCTGAAAAATCTTGTGGACTTAAGGTAAATTTAAGTCCTAGGGGAACTCCAATTCCTGTTGTAGTGGCAATTCCAACAATTGATGCTTTAAATCCATAAACATTAGTAACACCTGTTAAAATTTCGTATTGTGTAGAAAAATCTGTAGTTGCTATTCCAACACTACTATTAGAAAATACGACCAAATTAAAATCAATTAGACGGGTGCTTGGAGATTCATACTCATAATCGAACAATGAAGCATCATCTACAAATATTTCATTATCACTAGAACCAAAGTCTCTAATAATATTTGCAGTTGGATACACTTGTGATTCAATAGAGTCTCTAGATTTGGAAACAATATCACCATTAATTAATAAGTCAACTTTTTGTTTAGTCCAATGTAATGGTTTTTCGTTAACAGTATCAATTCCTTGCAAATTATAAAGATTAGTTTCAGTTTTATCAGATCCAGCAATATCATAAATTACTCTCTTGTCTTGAGTGATTGTATTACTAATGTTACTGTTGTTACTGAATACCTGTACGGTATCTCCCACTTTCAAGGTTTCTATAATATCTTCTTGAGTGCTATCTACACCTCTAGTTCCCCTATAGAAAAATATTGCAATATCATCTTCTGGTTTTGGAGCTACTGTAAATATGAATGATGTTCCTCCATTAAATTGATAAGAACTTCCTGGTTCTTGTAGAATTCCATTAACAAAGATTAGAAGTACTGATTGTAAATCTATTGTCTGAGAATCTGCAAGGTTTTCATCAATTTCAAAACTTAGTAATTCGGAATTGTAGAATAATGGGAATCTAGTTCTCACACCATCCTGATAATTCTTAATAGAGTCAATGTAATCTAATTCGCCAAACTGCCAGGCAGCAAAAGAATCAGTAAATGTATCTAAAACAGTTAACTCAAATTCGCTAATTGGAGATGCTAATCTTGCATCGGTAACCAGTCCTACAGGTTTAAATACATCACCTCTTCTAAATCCGTATCCATTCCTTACAATATTGAAATCTTTTACTTCAAAATAAGTTGATCCTATTCCAGTAGTAGATCTTGCACCAACTTCAACATTTAGGAGAAGTCCAATTCCAGTATCTGTAGTTGCACCTACACCTAAACGAGAAACACCAATTACTGGTAAGTTTTCATATGAGGGTGATGAAACATTAATTGTTGGATTTGAGTATCCACTGCCACCTCCAATGATGTTGAATGACAATGTTCCTCCAGCACCTACAGTAGCAGTAATAGTTGCTATAGACCCAGTATGACCCGATTCTGTGACTGCTACCGATACATTTCCTCTATATCCAGACCCAATAATATCTTGAGTCCCTAATCCAACAGATACAATAGACCCACCAGAAACAACTGCAGTAACTGAAGCACCTACTAATGGAGCATAACCTAAACCTGATGTAGATCCTAAAGAAACAATTATACCTCCACGAGGTAATTGATTCATATTAATATCATAATCTGATGTATATAATCCAGAGTCTGACCTAATTCCAGTAAATGTGATACTTGTTATTCCAGATACTGTATCTTCATTAATCTCATAATTATTGCCAGAATTATTTAAAGTTGTTGGTGACTGGAAGATACTGTTAATAAAAACAATACCATTTCCACCACTAGTTCCCAATCCAACAGTATTAATTCCTTGTGATGTCATAATAAAGGTTTGACCTATTCCTGTAAATTGATCGGAAATATCGTCATAAATTTGGTTTGAAGTATAATCTTGTCTTAAGAATACTCTACCACTAAATGTTGCTCTTTCTCTTGGTAGAGCGTTTTCATCAGGACCAATTAAGTCTAATTGATTTCCTCTAGGAGATTGTGTGAAGTAAATCTTATTTCCAGAAATATTGTAGGATCCTCTATAAACCTTAGCAACAGAGGTATCTGTGTGTATTCCTACAATAGATCCTACAAACCCTCTGGTAACTTCTACTAGTGGAATGTCTCCAGTAAAGGTAATTGGACCAACACTTGTAGTTCCCAATCCAACATTTTCAACTCTAACATATTCATCATCTATTTTTAACAAGTCTGTTGGTTTAATTGAACTTATACCACTTAAAGCAAAATATGTGGAAGCTGCACCAATTTGACCACCATTACCCAGTAAAGTATGGGATATGTGGGAGTATGAAATTGGATATTGTGTAAGATTATTAATGGTAATCAAAGATTTTTCATTCTTTTTGTACATTTCAAGTTCATGTGCATTTCCAAGACCTACTGATGTGAATGATACGCCAATTCCTTGCTCAGCATATTCCTTTTTAGTTGCTATCTTTAATGAATTATTATCAATTCTTATTGCATATACAACCTCAGGCAATATTGTTGTAACTACTCCAACATAATTTTCTGTTGCACCAATTCCTATTGCAGAAGTTCCAATACCGATAAAGGTTGATTTTGGTCTATAAATTAATTGCTCTCCAGTGTTGAAGAAATGATTAGTAATTGTACATATTCCAGTTGCAAAATCTAGAGAAGATGATGGATCAAAAGACCTCATGAATATTGGGGTTTCCTCATAATTAGTTTCAAAGTCTAACTTATTAATTAAAGGTGAATTTATTCCAAAATAATTTGCAATTTTTACAGACTGTTTAACTGGAGAATAATCTAAATCTGGTGGAATATTTACAGCATCTAAATCTGTATAAAAGCATTCGTTAAATGAAATTATCTCTATGTTACCAGAAACGGATGAATCTGGATAGAAATTGAGAGTAAAGTTAGTTGAGTCTACACTTGTTCCAAAAGTTCCTATTCCGCTAGTGCTTCCAATTGACAAGAAAGGATATTGTAATGTGAACGCATTTGTTCCATCATAAACTGACATTACTTGATGTAATGCGCTGGTTTCACCTAAACCAACTTTTACAATAGATTTTACTGATGTAAATAAATTCTTATCTAAAATAACTACACTAGTGGATCCAGAAGAAACATTATTATAATTAGACTCAAATACGACAGTTCTCTCATTAGTTGGTATCTGTCCTGGAAGTTTAAATCTATAAAAATCACCACCCAATGCTGTAGTGCCAAATCCTACATTCTTAGATCTTACAATTATATTTTCAGACTCTGTGTTTGTATAATTTAATGATAGTACTCCACCAGATAAAGAAGCACCAAATGATCCTATAGCACGATAACTCTCACCTTCTTCACCATCAAAGTAATATTCAGTGATGTAAGTATCAGATCCATCATGAGATAAGTAAATTTCAACATAATTCATGGCAGAACTATCAGTATTCAATACATGAATATTTGAATAAACAGATGAATATTTTGCAGAATCTAACTCAATAATAGATGTAGTTATTCCACTAGAAACAACTCTATTTTGAGATATCAAATCTACACAGTTTAAACTTTGAGTAGACCCAATTGCAGATTTACTTGTAAAAGTATCCTGCAGTATCTTAATATCAAAACTAGAGTCAAATGGGTCTTCTGGATCAAATCTTAAATAAAATGTTCCTTCCTCATCCACATATCCATTGATATTTGCCAGCAATGAATCTGGATTGAAAGTCGTAGATCCATAACCTGTTGT